GGTTAAACTGACATTTAATGTCTTCACAAGATATTCCGCCAATGGCTGTGTATCCAATGTTTTCAATAAAGTTATTCTCTATGAATGTGACAAGGCCTCTACAATAACCGAGGCGGATACCGTACTCACCAAACCCGTCAATGTGGCAGAATGAAACGTCAGGGGCCTTTATGTAGGTTGGTGCTGCTGGATTATTATTAACCCCTTCGGCACGTATTGCCATGTCACCAATAAGTAAACTAGCATTACCCAAGCCTTGTATTTTGCATAAAAGACCCTCTAACCCTGATATTCCACCACCATCGGTAAATTCAAAAACAACAAATCGACCTGTAGAGGTAAATGTAACTCCAGCCATTAATAACTTAACGTCTTTTGGTACGGTTAGGCTTGAGGATACAATGTGTGAGTTTCCGATTGTTCCTTCCACGTTTTTAAGGCCAGAATTTAAAGCGGCTTGTATTACTTCGGTGTTATCTTGACCATCTATCGCGCCCCATCTTTCCAAGTTCGCTGTTCCGTTTTCTCTAAGGACAAAGCTTAAATCTAAAGTTGCATGGGCGATAATGTTAAGACCGTTAGCAGTTCCAGTGCCTGATATAACATCAAATAAAGCACTTTTCCTTTCTTTGATTCTGATAACGTCATTTTCTTTTAGTGTTACAACTTGACCACCGATTGTTAAGCCGATTTTTGCATTTGCAACAGTGTCGAACTCATAAGTTGCATAACCTCCAATAGAGTTACCTATTGATGAGCTTGTTAAGTAGTTTTCTAAATCATCAGCTAATCTTTCGGCGTTTGTTGTATCGTTTGCGTCCGCCTCAGCCGCTGTAGGGAATAGCCACAAATCATAGTCACCATCTATATGTGGAATTATTAAAGCACCACCAGAGCTAATAATAAAACCATCCTTGTTTAACTCGTACTTCGCTGATGTTGGTGATCCAGTGTCATTATCAGACATTAACTTTGGTGTTGTTGTTCCAGGGTTGTAAGCTTTTAGCCACCAGTTTTTATAATCTCTGTAGTTAGGTGCTATACCTGCTATTTGTGTAAATGCCATGTTTATTGTTCCTGTGTTACTGTTACCGCTGCCGCTGGAGCTGCTAACTGTGATAGTTGGCTTGGCCTTAATGGTATTTCAGAGCTTGGTTTGATTTGTTTAAGTGCCGATCTGTCCTTAATCAATTCAGCCCCTCCAGCCCAAACTGCATTTATTAATGAGTTTCTGTTAACTGCTTTCTCTAACTCCCTGACAGCTTGAGCGCTTGGGCCTTTACCTAACGCTGTACCTCTAACCGGCTCTCTAAGTTTTGATACCTTGACCATATCTTGTAAAAACTTGCGCTCACCTTGATCAAACAAAACCCTTAATTTATCACGCCCAAATTTATCTAGAGCTTTTTCTAGTGACGCCCTTGTCATGGCAACCTCGCCACCAACCTCTTTAAGTGAATTGTCGCGAATAAAAGACATTGCATCAGCGCGCAATGAATTCCACGCATCTACACCATCATCACCTTGTTGTAAGTACCTCTTAAGTTGCTCAAGGTCTGAGCTTCTTACGCGCTTGGTGATAACAGCGTCTTGTAAAAAGTTGTCAGGGTTTATTTTGTTTTCTAGAATATCCCTAACTAAGTTACCTTTTCTTTTGTCGAACTTATTAACCTTGGCTCTACGTAAGTCTTTTTCAAACTTAGCTTTCATTCCGCGAGCTTCAGCAAATACATCTTTACCTACTGCATTTTGCACGTCTAAATCAATTGCGTTTTTAAGGTCTGATAATTTACTTCTGCCAAACGGCGTTAAAGAGTCATATAGGGAATTTAAATCAATACGTATTTCTTCAGCTACCTGAGGGTTTACTTTGCCTTGTATTTTTAAACCCTTACCTTGAGCTAAAACACCTTTATTTCTGAGTATGTCACGAGCCGCTGAAGCTAAGCCACCAGTTGCTTTATCTGAACCAGCAAAAGAACGCATTTCCTCAACCATTTTTGATGGTCTAACTATTTGCGCATTTCCAGCTTGCTCTCTTGCTGTTTTATATGCTGCTGATATTGCCGCATCTTGGTCAATAGCTCTATCCGCTATCGTGTCGAAAACTTGACTAGCTGAGGGGTTTGCACTACCGCCTGTAGCAACTACTGCATTATCAAACTTACTTGCTATAACACCCTCTTGAGCTTGCAGTAAATCTCTAACACCACCAGACTGTTTAATTAGCTCTTGTTGACTCTGAAAGTCTGTTGCTTCGCCCGTAACCTGCGCTCTGGTTGGCGTAATACCTTGGGATTCTAAAAAAGCTTTTCTTGATACTTGTGTTGCATCATCAATGTTGCCAGTATCAATAATACGCTTAGTTTCTCCTGCTACATCATCAAAGCTTAAACCAGCTTTATCTAAAGCCTCGACAAACTCTTTCGTTGGTCTACCGTCACTAGTTAGTAACGGGCCTTTTGGTTGTCTACCGGTTAAGCTCCGATAAGTTTTACCGACAACGCGACCAAGCACAGGAATAGCCACTTCGAGGCCACCAGCCAAAGCACCTCCAAGACCCGCTGCTTTAAGTTGCTCACCTTCATCACCACCCTTTCCTCTCGTTATTAAACCTGCCTCTGTTGCGCCTAATGCGCCAGATGTTGCTATTCTACCACCTAAACCAGCTACGCCACCAGTTGCAATGGCTGGGGCTACAAAAGGCGCAGTCTCGCCTAACACCTCGCCTATTGTTGAGCTAATTGGTCTTTGTTTTTGCAACTCCTCAAACGTTAACCTTTCCTCTTCGGTTTCCATGTCTTGCAAACCTAATGCTCGTTTTATGGTTGTAAAGCCTTTGCCAAAACTTAAACCTAAAGATTCAAGTGGGCCAATATCAGCAACCCTTTGTCGCCTGTCAATTTGCTGTAATTGCTCAACTGACAAATCACCTCTACCAAACGCATCAAGTAACTCTTGCTCGCTCGCTTGTGAGAAACTTTCTAGTTTTTGCTGTTCGGCTTCTTGTGTCGATTGTTGGTTTCTAGCTATTAGGTTTTTAACAGTGTTTTGTATTACCTGTGGATCTGTTCCATCAGGGAATTCCAACACCGTGCCATCTGCTAACTCTGCTCTAATTGCCATTAATCATATTCCCCTGAGCGTCAAACCTAATAACGGTAGGTTGTGACTGTTGAGGTCGCTCTATTTGTGAGCTTGGGTCTGTTGTTGGCATATCCGTACCAAGTACAGATTCGGCTTTTTTCATTTCTAAAAAGTCAGATATTGTGTTTTTCCCGCTAGACAGGAACGTCGCTGCCTCTTCCATGTATCGCTTTAACTTCTCTTGACTTTTCTTTTTAGCTAAAACCCATACCTTTAAGTCTTGTGGATCTAGGTTTTTTGGTAATGCTGTGTCGAGCGCAAATTGAAGTTCAGAACCAGACAGCGCACCAAAAGTTGTATTACCTATAACATCCAAACCGATACTACCCTGTAGATTGTCAAGCTCAATTGATGCCTTTTTAAAGCTTGGTAATTTTGAGGATATAACACCAGTTTGAGCACCCTCATCAATCAACCTAACAACTTCATCGTAATTTGATATGGCAGTATTTAACTTACCAATCTTGTCAAACGCCTCTACTCCTTTGGTTACAGCTGTTTGTAGTGCTTTTGTTTGACCAGCACCCTTAGTTGATGCGCCAACCTCACCCTCTTTTATCAGTCGCCTTCTGTCAATCTCAGATTGTCTTGCTTTTTTGATTGCCTCAACTCTGTCATCACCTGACAACTCTTCGCCTGACGCAGATATCACCTTGGTTCCGCCAGATGCGAGCGATTGAATAGTTGTCCCATCATCTAGTATTTGAGATGAAGTAACCCTTTGCCCTGCCGTTAATTGTGATTGGTTAAGTAATCCACTTCTAGCTGCTAAATCAACAGAGTTACCAAGTAATCTAGCTGCTTGCTGTCCCTGTCCAGCTTGAATTAATTGCAATGCCTCTTGGCTTTGCTGTGAACGTTCGGGTCCTAGCTGTTGTATTCTTGCCTGTAATGCTTGTTGTAATGCTGTTGAGTCACCCTCGTTAGCTTGTTGCAACGCCTCTTTATTCAAGATAGAGAATTGAGCAAGTGAAGCTATATCTCTTTGGTTTTCAGCGTTTTCTAAATCAATGCCACCTATAGCGACCTGCTGCTCCATTAATCTGTTAGATAAATCTTGCGCTAACATTTGACCAGGTAGTTTTTGATTTTGAATTCTTTGTTGCTTAACTCGATTAAATAAATCAATTGCAGGTGCAACGCTTGCTTGTTGTACTGCTAATGATATTCTTGGATCTATAGCCATCTTAACCCCCTATGGCGCAACAGGCGCAGCCGGTGTTGAACCACCAAAAGCACCACCAGCCGCCAATAACGCGCCAATATTTAACAAGTTTCCGATACCCTGCTGTCTCGCATTTGACGCGCCGACAATACCACCAGCTTCAGCCGCTGCCGCACCTGTTAACAAGTTCCCTTGGTTACCTGCTGTAGTTAAACCGAAGTTAAGCAAATCACCAATTGATTGCTTTTGGCCTTGTATTAATGGGCTAGCAGCCAGTAAGGCGTTGTTTATAATTTGCTGGCTTGTGTCACCTGTTCCAACTCTACCACTTGCTAAAGCTTGTTTATTTGTTTGTAGGTTTAGGTTGTCAAGACCAAGCTGAAATAATGGATTGGATTGTAAAAAATCAAATTGCGCCTGCGGGTCTGTTAAAAACCCTGCTTGAGATAAACCGCTTTCGCCAATAGCTTTAAATGGATCTAACAATGCGCTTGCTTGTTGCCCTGCTGTAGCCTGTAAAGCGGCCGCCTCTTTTGCTGCATCTGACGCATCACCGCCCAGTAGTTTATCATCAATAGTTCTGCCTAAATCATCAATGACACCACCCTTACCAAAAATAGGGTTGGATTTATCAAAAGGGTTTAAAGCCCCACCAATATCTGATAATGAAAGCCCCATTATTTATTCCTCTAATTCTCTTCCGCTAACCGTAAAGTAAAGCGAATTTAAAGCTGATGATTCAACTAGTAGTGAACCGTTTGCTGGTATAACTTGATTAACAACACCTATACCTAAATCATTTTCACCCCACACTACTATTTTAAACGGTATTTGTGGATTTGTCGCGCTTTGTGCGCTTTCAATTATATACGCTTTGTAACTAGCGTTGACGCCTGAGTTGTTTGCTACGGTGAAGGAATCTATGACCGTATCTTTTGTTGGTGTTACAATAGCTTGAGGCGTATCTATTGCTGAGTTCGAATAGTTACTAACTAAATTCATCCTTTCACCACCATACTGGTTACTTCAACAATAATATTTGATGTTGAATTGTTGTTTGCAAATATTGGTCTTATGGTATCCCCGTTGTTTAACTTCGTTAGCGCAATGGACGTAATAGAAGTTGGCTGACTGTTTTGAGTCTGACTCTTTGATTTAGCTAGACCTGAGTTTCCAGCAGTCCAATTTGTGCCAATTCGCATTTCAATTATATCAGAGCCGCCGCCAGTCTTTTCCACTGTGGCTGTCGCTATTATCTCGGCGTCAATTTCCCTTTCGCCAATGTATGTTAAATACCCTGCTGAATTAAATACAAATCTATCTGTAACGTCGGCGTTCCAGTTAGCTCCACCTGCCGGTGTGCCAATTTCATAAAAAGTACCAACGGATGAAACTGTAATTGTCTCTGGCCCATTTTCAAGGAATAAGTCTCCAGCATTTTGTGAGTCTGATACATTAGAATTGCCAACAAAATTATATCTAACATCGCTTGGTAAAATACCCGACAGTGGCGTTATCGGGCTTGGAAATTCACAACTTGTAAAGTTGCCAATAAACCCAGTGGTTATGTTTCCTGAGTTTGCCAACCCTGACACACCGATAGAGCCTAAAACACCCTCAAGAACAAAGTCGTTTATTTCAAACGTTTTATGTAGAGATGTGGTCAAATCAATACCTGTGCAAGACCCCGAGCTGGTAACTATTCTAAATCTTGACACAGTTAAAGTGTCCCAGTGTGTAACGCCGGTGACACTTATTCCATCAGTTGCATTAAAACATGAACTGTTAGTTATATTGATAGCTCTAAGGTCATCAAAGACACCAACCTTTTGACATCGAGCTACAACAGCTAAATTTAAACCAAATGTCTCTCCATTACCCGACCCTTTAAAATCAAAGGCTTGGGCGTTTGCGCAATCTACAACTATCCTATCAAGTGCGAAGTAAACATCTGTTCCAGTAAACATAGTGCCGCTGCCAGTGTAGACTAAAGACACTGCAAAAGGATTCCCCGATGTTATTAGGTTGTTTTGTCCGCAAACAAATCTATTGCTAGTTATAACTGGATCGCCACCGATATGATAAACCTTGTTATCCTCAAGTGTTATTACACCAGCAACCGGAGTTGGAAAGTCACTTTCGCTATTCACTACAACAACATTGTCAGCACCTAAATTGCCAACTTGACTGTAAAGATCGGTAAAGTTCGCCTCTGCTTTTGTGAAAGCATCAAAGAGGGTGTCGCCATCCTTAGCGTTTGCTGTGCCTATATTTATATTTTGTTGAGTCATTATGCAATAACCTTGTCAGTGGTAATAAATGTTGTGTCTACTGTAAAGCCTGTTGTGTCAATTGTGAACTCCGGCAAACCTTCATTAACTTTAAATAATTGAGACACTAGAGCGTTGTTGTCTGGTTGGTTTTTTATTGCATTTATTTGATCTTGTATATCATCAACAAAATCAAATTGCCCGCCAGTTCTATTGTACAACTGAAATACAATAGTTTGTAGTTGCTCTGTCCATGCTTTTATTTCATTATTACCAACCCATTCTTTTGGCAGTCTTGGTCGTGGTGGTGGATTAACTTGGGTCATCTTCCTGCCAACCTCACTTTAATGGTTGCACCAAACAAATTAAAGTTAACAGGGTCAGTTGTTGTTATTCTTAATGACATTTCATAAAATGACCGCAAGTTAAACCACTCAACTTTTAAAACATGCTCACCCAACCTTCCGGTTCTAGCCCATGTTCCTGCGCTCCATGTCTTACCTCCATCATAGCTGGCTTCAATCATTATTCTAGGGTTTTCACCCTGACCTGATAGCAAACCCTCTCCAGTTTCCATAGTGAATAGCATTTCAGACATTTGTATTCGTTCACCTGGTCGACCTAATGCTTTGCCAGTAATAGCTTTTGTGACACGAGTTCTTTTTAGGGATTCATTGTCATTTGTAAATGTATCAATATCTAACTTGTAAACCTTTCCGTTTCTTTCGTCAGCAACATAATTGCTACCATAAACATCAATTAAAGAGGTTCCTTGATATTTATCGCCTTTAATGCCGCTTGATAATTCAAACCACCCTTGCTGACCTAAAGCCTCGTTAACAACAAATGTTTTATTTAAATCTGGTAACGTTAAGCAATAAAAGTTCTGACCTTGTATTGTAAATGTGTATGCTGTGGCGTTTTCATTATCCGCTTTCTCTAATGCGTTTGATATGGCATCAGAGCTTACGCGGTCTTTTACGCCGCTTCTTGAGCGATACACGCAACTATCATCACCTAGCCAATAAAAATACTCGTCTGTCGCTGCAACTGAATTGATAGCCTTTAAGCCTACATCTAAAACCTGACCGTCTAAGCGTGCAATTGGTGGTGTTAGTGATGCGTTTACATACCAGCCTTCAATAGTTCTTGCGCCCATCCTCCATATTGTTTGTTCAAATACAAAGTCTCTAACTAAAGCATCTGGTTTTATATCAGCCCTTGCGCTTGTGTCAGTTTGAAATGTTTTAGTTGCGTTATTTAATATCGCGACAAAAGTTTCTGAAGGAAAGGCAAATAAGAAAAATCCAGTAATAATATCAACCGATTGCGCTCCAGTAACACCTAACTCTGCACTTTCAACAATTCCATTGGTGTCTGTTGAGTATATGAATACACGTTTATCAGCAACGATAACTAGATTGATTCCGTCATTGGCAAATATACAGCGATCGTTGCCAGGAATAGAGCCTAATAGCGTGTGACCGCCAAATTTATCTATTGAGTATAGATTGTTGCCCTTTACCTGATAAAGCACCTCTGCCATTCTTGACATACCTCTATCTGGTAATGCGGTTGATACCGAACCAACCTCAAGCAAGCCATAAAAAGGAAGTAAAGCCGCTTGTTCGTTTTGTTCTTGCGTGTACTGAGGATACCAGTTAACAGTTTGTTGGCTAGATAAAGGTTTTGACCTTGATTGATAAGATGGACCAGCCAGTTGAAAAGGGACGGTTTGGTATGTCATGGTGTCATCCCGTTATCTAAATTCATCGTTGGTGCTGGACCATAACGACCTTTTTTCTGTGCTTTATTCGCGCCTAAAATAGCATTTATAAACAGGTTGTCATACTTAACCGCCTGTTGATCGTCTTGGGCGTAAATGTATAACTGGGACAAAGCCCCGTACAAGTAAATGTTAGGGTATGAGTCAAGCACTGAGTTTGTTTGATTTGTTACGCTTAAATTCAGCGGTCTAACATAGCATTGGATCTCTACCGTATACTCGTTATCTGGAACCCTATCAAATTCTATTTCATTACCAACAATAGTAAAAAACTGAGGTCTACCAGTGTACTGATATCTTCTCATTTGCTCAGGTGATTGATACCCAAGCTCGCCGTATTCTAAATCTAACCTTATCGAACGAGTTGACTCAAAATTATCTGGTAATGACAAAAACTTTCCCGTTGTAGTTGTCGCTGTTTGTATTGTCTCCATATCACGAATTTTTAAAGCCTCACGCTGATTGTTATACATTTCAATTTCAGCTAAATGTATAAAATCAGGAACCTCAACATCAAGGTCATCTCTAAAGCTTTGCTTAATTACTTTTTTTACTAATTCGTCATAATTGGAGATAGCCATTATACTCTACCTTGTTTTGTTCTTAACTTAGCAAAATCCCTGTTATTTAACTTTGCAATTAAAAAACTTCTATTTGTGTTGTGGCCTGGGTCCCAACTTTGAGCACCAGACGCTTGTAATTCTCGCATCCATTGCTCCCATATAACCAAAGGTATTGACGCGACTTTGTGCATGTCACCTTTCCATGTGTTGTTACCTATGGCGTTTTGCTCATCAATGTTTGCTTTAAAAATAGCATCAACATCTTGAGTTTTTTTGACTGTAACCTTACCTGTCATTTGGTCTTTATGAAAAGTCTCTTTAACACCGGTTACATTATCGAAATCTAGTAATTTTTCACTCATATAAAATTAGGGGTCTTTCGACCCCTACCTTACGACTTTGTTTTAACGGTTTGCTTAACAAGCGAAATAATACACTTGTTTTCTTGAGCAAAAGTTAGGTTATCACCATCTAGGTAGATCTTCTGACCTTTATTATAAGTAACAACCTTACCTTTTGAAACCTCAACAGCAAAACCTTTAATAACTTCACAATTAGCTTGTTTAGCCATATAAGACTCCTATTAAGCTGTTGTTAAGTCTGCAACAATACCGCTTGATTTAGCGTTTCGCGCTTCTAGCGTGTACTCAGAAAGCAATTGAACGCGATCTGAATCACCAGTTTTAGCAAGTGGCGTCTCTTGGAACTCAGCTAAAGTAGCCATAGCCCACATGTCCATTTCAAGCACCAAGCATGAAGATTGAACCATAAAGCGATTAGGGCGCACTGCCAATGAGCCGAAGTCACTAACATAAATGTCAATAGCTGTATTAACTCGAGTTGCATCACCATCAACAATACGCTGCGCTGGACCTGAGTTACCACCACCAACAAAAGCCGACATTGCTTGTTTATTAAATGATCCAAGCATGATCATATCTGGATTGCCGCCGTTATCCCAACAAGACGCTAAAACAGACTTTAAGTCATCCTCATTGAATACACGAGGCGTACCAGCACCACGAGCGTCCGTACCGTCACCAGTTGGAGCTGTACCAGTCGCGCCAAGGTTAACGTTATCAGCAATCCATGATTCGCAACCAGCTAATTCACGAGCTACAGATTCTGAACCAACATTCTTTGCCTTGTTTGCACAAAGAGCTGTTTCCATATCACGCTTAAGAGCTTTACCCATTTTCATGATTTGATAATCAAGCTCATCACCACGACCAGCCGATTGAACCTGTCGTTGCGTACGAGTTACACGAGGAACTTTATCAGAAATCTGAGTGTAGTTACCTAAGCGAACTGTAGGGATTGCCGCAGTAGTTGTCGCATCCTCACCCTCAATAACAGCGTTGTTGGCAGCCGCTGCTAATTCGTCAGTCTGCCACTCATGGTTAGTTGCTGTAGCACTAACGCGAGCAATGCCAGACATAAAAGGAGTGTCCATAGGTGAAATGTCATAAATAACATCTACCAAGTCTTCGCGGTTACCAATCGCGTCATAGGTTGAAGTTGTATCTGCTGGAGTAGCCATAAATACCTCTAATTGTTGTTAAGTTTTGCTTTAAGTTTACGATAGGCAACAGCATCATCGACATGACCTGTCTTCTTAAATCTAGCGTGGGCCTTTTCAACCTCTTGTTGTAAGCTTGATTTTACCTTTTGTTTAGGCTTAGTTACAACAGGAGCTTGCCTAACTTTTTTAGTTACCGCTGCTGCCTTATCTGTTTGTTTAGTGTTTCGAGCCGCATCAAGCATTATTTGCATCATGGTAGCGTCTAGCGTTGAGAATTGCTCAGCGCTAATGCCAACCTTTGAGGCGTAATCATCAAGGGACTTTACGTCCTCTTGGTAAGCTTTTGTAAATTGCCCGTTTTCAACCCAGTGTGGATTATTATTAAGCAGTTTTTGCTGCTCCTGCTGGACATTTACTTTAGGCGTTTCGACTTGAGCTTTCCTGCCTTCTTCTAAAATTGCCTTTCGCTTATTTTGCTTTTCAATATGCTTAATATATTGTTCTGGCTCGTACTCTCGCAATTCATTTAATTCATCTGTCGAAAGTTCATCAGATTGAATCACAGCTTCAAGTGTAGAAAGTTGCTCATTAAGCTTTGCTTGATTGGCGTTAAACGCTTCGCGCTCCTGCTTAAATGCTTCAACTTCTCTTGCGTGCTCGGTTGTTTTACGAGTGTAATCAGATTGCATCATGTTGCCTGACTTCCATTCTCGGACTTGCGAAAGAGAAACCTCTTCACCATCCAAGTCTAGGTACATTTCCTCAACCTCTTCTGATTCTTCCACAATCTCTTCCGGTTGTTCAGTTTCTAGAGTTTCCTCCGTAACTTCCTCGGCCTCTTCGATGGGTTCATCAGGTTCTGACATATCAACAATTTGAGGTTCTTCGGTTGGCACCTCTGGCTCCGCGTTTCCTCTTGCTGCCTTAATTCGTTCTAAGATGCTAGTCTCATCGCTTTGAGTTGTTAACATATTTAGATCCTATATTCGTTTTAGTGTCTGCTTAGCTCTTTCTAATAAGCTTAGCGTTTCGTTTGCTTTCTTACCCTCTTTGATAATATGCTCAAATTTGGCTTGAAACTGTTTCATTAACTGCATTCTTTGCCATAATTCATGGCGTTTATCTTTATCATCCAGTTTGGTATCTTTGAACTGCTCAAACATAGCAGATTCCATTGCAATAATAGCTTCTTGATACAATGGGTTTTCTAACAAAAGCTTTGCTTGATGCGCTCTTGTTACATCAGACTGTGCTTTTTTATACTGCTCTTGTTCGTTCATTATAATCCACCTGGTAAGTTTGCGTTATTATCAAGTTCCATTTTTGTAATTTGCAAATCAACATCATCATTATGCTGGTTAGCATCTTGCGCTGTCTTTATATTAAACTGCCTTTTCTTCTCTGCAAGTTCTGCCGCTTTTAGGTTTTGGTTACCTTGAGCAATTGCTATATCACCTTGACGTTTAACCAGTTCAGCCTCAGCAAGTGGGTTATCAAGTTGCTGCTGCATAATTTGCATTTGCTGTTGCAATTGTAACACAGTTTGATTTAACAATTCATTTTGTCTTAACAGTAACTCTTGCGGCTCTTCTGGGTTATTAAAGAACTCTTGAACACTAGGTAGGCCCAAACCGTCAACAATGCGCTTAAGGGTATTGTACTTATCCATGTTGTCGACCAAAGGTGAGCCAAGTTGCATTTCTTGCTGCTGAATAGCGTATAAACCCTGCAAGGATTGTATTAGCTTTTCGTTATTGCCAGCGCCCAAACCTACATTTGTTTCAATGTGGTGATTCCATTTCCATGATGATGGGTTGACAGTAAGAGCTTTACCTAAAACCCTAAACTCTTGGGTTTGGTCTTGATACCTAGAAGCAAGCCACGCAATACCCTCATAAAGCTTTCTAAATCCCGTTTCAGCGTAATTTCTGGCAATAAGCTCAATCTTAGCGTCAGAGTTATCTTTAATTCCGTTGAATCTGGTTGCTGTTTCCTTTCCTATTTGGTCAGCATCTAAACCTTGTGAAGCTAAAAGAGATCCTGTTGTTTGCGCTCTTGCTTGATCAACATACTGAATAGTTTGTAATGTTCTATCACCAATATAAGGAACAACCAAAGGATGCACCGCTTGCTGTGGCAATATATTTGAATCTTCGTCAAGCCTAACAATACCGTTAACTCGAACCGTTAACATATCATCTAAATCAACGTCATCATGCACAACATGGCGTGGATTGTTAACCATGTAGATGTTATCAAGCATACCGCGCTCTAATGCGGTCTTTTTTAATTGAGTAGGATAGGTTATTTCAGCCCGTGAACGACCTATCGCCTTATGAGGCATTAAAATAGCTGACAACGATGCATAAGGCACATGGTTAAAATATTCATTAACTAGAATAGTATCACCTGACATCATAACGTGCCTACGCTCCGCTATACCGTCACCGTCAAAATCAACTTTGCAGTACAAGTCTGATATTTCTACCTCTTGATTTGCCCAGTCGTTTAAATCTGTTGACGTATCAGAAACGCTACCGCCTTGATCGCGAAATCTAACAGACTTTATTTCTGATTGCCTTCTATCCTCGTCAAACACTTCCGGTAGTATATCTATTATATCTCTATCAAAGCCTTCAGCTAACAACTCACCTCTTGTTTTTCTAACCCTGTCACCAACAATACTTGCATCATCAATTGATTTTGCGTTTTTAGTAATTAAGAAAGACTCAGGAGGTATATTAATAATGCAAATCTTTTTAGTGTTTCTAGTCACCCTAAACTTAATGTTAAACACTTCCTCTTGGGTTTCTTCTTGTTCAGCGACCTCAACCTTAACCCTATCAACATCAGCACCACGGATTGATTGAGAAACCTCATCTATTTCTAATGGGGTTAAACCCTTGTATTCAACCTCTTCAACTTCCTTTTGCTCCTCTAAGAAATATTTAACTACGCCGTTCTTTTGAATCTCAGCGTCTTTTAGCCAGTTGTGAATAATTTGAAACGACTCAGGCTGATTTCTAACTACCCAGTTAACATACTTGGTTTTTTCTTCCGCTTCTTTGATTTCGTTTTCGTTATCCGTAGATGGAATGAATGTAATCACATCACCACTACCAAGGAACACTCTAGCTAAAGAAGGCATATCAGCCTCTACAACATCAGCGACATCAGTTGAAACGACAGAGGATTGGTTTGGATTAGCAGAAAAGTCACCAGTCTTATAACCGAAATAAGCATTTAAATATCTTGTGTTTTCAGCCATAAAGGAGCCGGTATAAATAGCTGCTTGCCTTTCAGCTTCTGATAGTATCGAGATCAACTCTTGTTCTGTCATTTTTGCCATTGGTTAGATTCCTGCTGTTACAGTGTACAGTATA